ACATAGCGCAGTTGATCGCAGACGCTAAGCTCAAGGGCTTTAATCTCCTTGAACGCATCGTAGTTCAACTCTTGGATGGCTCTCTTTGCGTGGAACAATATCTTATATCGCTCCTCATTATTAACCAATGAGTGATTGCCGGTGTACATCAACTGAAAGTTGTTGACGATGTCAAATAGGCTAACATATTGATACGACCCCCAATTGGCATCCGTTGGATTGTTGCCATTGTTGGTGTAGTATTGGTAATTTGATATATATGCCATCTGTTATGTTTTTATTGTTGCATACTGAATGTTGGCTGCTCATGCTGCTCTTGAGCCATAGCAAATTGCACCACCTCAGCCTCGCGAATATTGATACCACAATACTGTAATATTTTCATTGCTAGTTTATACTCATCCTCAAGCGGCAGCTCAAAGTCCTGGTAGTCAGGTTGCGATTGGTCAAATACAGGCTCGCCACTAGCGAGTGAGATGTATGTCCACTTTGGTGGTTTAGGGTATCTAAAATAGACCGCTTGCACGGCACCGTAGCCTGATACGCTAACTGGATATACAGTAAGTGTACCGCTATTTGCCAATGTGTAAGCAGGGTACTGAGTAGATGGAGCAGTGAGTAAGGATTGATTTAGCATAAGTATTTTACCCATTGTCACCTTCTCAGCCTCACTGATTGCTGATGCCTTGTATACCTTATAGTCTTGACCTATAGCTGTAAAGATATTATCTGTTATGTCAAGGGCTGTAGCTGATACGCCTGTTACAAATGCCCCCTCATATAGGGTGGTATTGACAACTACATCACCAACTGATACGCCTGCCGTTACGAAGTTTGCACCAGCATCAATCAATTGGAACGCAGGCAGTGTACCTGTATTCGTTCCTGATGCCAATGTAGTAGTGTAGCAGTTGACTCTATTTATCAAATAGTAATCTGACCCTGTTGTTGTTAGTGATGGAGCGAAGAAATTATTACCTATGTAGCCTGACGCTGATGGGCTTGGTACAAGGAACTCAGTAGCAATAAAAGTCTCAAGCATCTCTGCTATAGGTTGCTCTATATCAGCATAGTCAGTTCCTGCCATGCGGCCATTCTCCATGTTAATGACCTTATTATAGGAGCTAAAATATTCCTCGAACATCTCCATCTGAGCCTGCAATGCGAACAGATTGAAGTCAGCCGGTGAGATGTACCCATAGTTGTTCTTGTTCAGAACAGACTGCACTGTATTTCTTACTGAGTTGATCATTCTCTATTTTTTTACAAATGTAAAAAAAAGAGGGCATATATTTACACCCTCTCTTACTATAACTCTAAAATATTTTCACTTGACTACGATAAATATGTCTCTAACATCTTTAGCGCATCAAGACCTTCGTCACTTTGTAAGAACTGTCCAGCAAAATCATATGGGTCGGCACCGAATGGTATTGAACACATTTTCTTTTTGTTGGATGGTGTACTAAACCAAATCTCTCTGTCATTATTACGGAGAGCTAATAGTTTCTTTTCAAAGAATAGCATAATCTTGCCTTGGTAGTTTAACTCAGGGTCATTTATGGTTTGCATAAACTCTTTTGGGTTCATCTTGGCAAAAATAAGCATATCTCTTTTTAATTCTGCTGTTGATATAACTGATGGGTCTTTACCAAATAATACCCTTGTCATAATCTCAAGCTTCTCTATACTTAAATTTCTAGCAGCAATCAAAGCATCAACTTCAATGTTTAAGTCTTCAACTTCTTCAAATGCTTCTCTCTCCTTGTCTACCTCTTCAAATGCTCTTCCATTTAATGGGTGATAATGCAAGAATGATTGCAAAACAGGATTTGTTTTTGGAACACTCAGGAATCCATCTTCAAAGATAATAGGCTCTAAAATAGCATTTCCATCTTGCTCGTCCTCAAATGGAGACTTTTGATTTGATGCATATCTAAGCGCTCTATTTATATTATTCTTTTCATCATACCACATCAAAGGAAACCTTGGATGGTTTCTTGATGCTAGTGTGTATGAAAGCGGTGTAGCATTGCCTCTTAGCTTATATACCTTATCTGTAGGTACCATTTTTTTTAACTCAGACATATATTTAATTTAATTTAATTTTAAAAAAAGGAGAGTGCCATAAGACACTCCCCAGTATTCACCTTATTAACCATATCTAAACAGAACGAAGTTGTTAGCACCAAGGGTACAAACACAACGCTCAGAAAGGAAGTTTACTTCCATTGCATCAAGGTCGCTAGTGTAAGCACCACCGGCAGAACCTGTAATCCAAGTCTTGTATCTGCGATCTTCAGCCTCAGTTGCACGGTAGCGAACATGAAGGAATGGACGCTTAGCGTTTTTGCCCATAATCTGGTCGTAAACAGAAGTTGAACCGGCAGGAACCAAAAGACCTGTTACAGTACCTGTAGCTGTAGCAGCGGCAGCAGAAAGTCCACCACGCATAGTTGGGTCGTTCAAGTATTTCCAGTCAGACTTGTAGAAGTCATAACCACGTCTGAAACCTGAGAAACCAAGATTCAAAGCCATAGTTACATCATTGTCAAATAGACCGTAAGAAGCACCATAAGAAGGAGCGCCAACTACAGTACTTGCACCGTTAAGACCTGCAAGCATACCATCAACATCAAAGCTCAATTGACGATTACAGAAAAGAACATTCTCTTCGATAGCTCCTTGCTTGTCAAGACGTTGTACAATTGTATCCCAGTCAGCAAGAGATGTTGGCGTACCACCAGCCCATACGTTACCACGGTTGTTTACTGCATAGAAGATACCTTCAGACCCAATATATCCAGCAGTAGCAGCACCAGAACCAGCCACAGCAGGAACTGCTTCGATCATAGCTGTTTCAAGATAGTCTTCAAAACGAAGACGAGTCTCATGCTCTGATTTTAGGTACCAAAGATAACCGGTAGCACCATTCTCAGTTGTTACTTCAACCCATCCAATCTGAGCCATGTCAGACCCATTTACAGCGTAACGGTCTTTTAGGATGATTGGGTTGTTAGAGAAGATTGAGTCTTCGGATTCAAGAGACCCTACCATGCCAGTAGTTCCTTTCTTGAACTCAGAACCATAGATAAAAATTGTACAAACGTTAGTATTCACTATGTTTACAACAGTCTCATAGAATGCTACAGTTACTACTAAACCTGTAACACCTGTTACAATAGCTTTATTAGTAACACCTGTTGCATTAACTTGAATGAACAAAGTTTGACCTACACGAATTGCAGCAGTTGTTGCACCTGCGTCAGCAATTGTAAATGTACCAACACCGGCAGCAACAAGAGAAGCGGTACAGCTCACATATTTAATGTGCAAACGACCTTGCTCAGCCCATTTGATTTGGTCAGAGTTTGAAGGCATCTCAGCACCTACAAGGCGCAAGAATGATGCAATTGTTCTATTACCATAACGCTCAAATTCCTTCTCATAAGTATCAGGAAGATACTGATTTAAAAAGTTGAAGTTGGTAATGTAATTTGTTTGTAGCGCTACCTGTTCTGCTGCTGGTTGCAACGCATAGGTAGGCGTGTTTAATAAAGCACTAGGCATCTTTTTAGAATTTTAATTGTCTACAATTTTTTTATACTGCGGATTTTTAAGCTTTTTCCATGGTCAGGATTAACCGCTTTAACCTGGAACCCATCATTCCCCTTCGTTGTCTCATTTGCCTTACGCTCAGACATATTGATATTTTTAGTCTTACGCATAAAGTCATCTGCTGCATCAGTCATACCTTGCTCATAGAAGAACTTGGCAAACCTCTCAGGGTTCATTGCAACAGCCAAAGCCTTATGGTATCCACTCGCATCTTTAATCAAACCACTCTCATCGATAAACTTACCGATAAAGCTTGATGGATTTGAGTGCAACTTTTTAAGCTCATTAGCATCACCAGGATTAAAATTAAGCTTTTTGTTATTGACGCTAAATTCAAAACCTTTGAAATTACCATCAAATACCTCATTGGTTTTTTGTTCAAACCATTGACGCTTACGATTATTCTCCTCCTCGATCGTCTTAGCTTGTTGCATATATTGACGATAAGCATTGAACTCTTCTTTCTCTTCCTGAGACATCCCTGCCGTACTTGACTCAAGGGGCATCTTATACATCTCCTTCTGAGAGTTGAAAAACTTCTTTGCCTCATTAACAGCTTTCTTTCTTGATATTTTCACCTTTTTTATATAAGATTCCTCATCAAGGTCCTCGTCATACCTGTACTCATCCATCATCATCTCAACGTCATCTTCGTCAAGACCCTCTTGTGTAGATAACAAGTACTCCTTGAGTAGCTGTTCTTCCGGAACAGAATCGAAATCTTTCTTCAACTTGAGAAAGTCTTCAAATCCTCTTCCTGTGTCTTTTCTATATTTCATATAAGCAGCGACATCCTCTGGCATCTCCTCTGAGTTACGCTCAGCCATCAATTCATCGAATGAGCTAATCTGCTTATTATATCTCTTACCTATATATGAAAGAACGTCTTCTTCTCTTAACTCAACCTCCTGCTGTGACACAGAGAAGTTTTCCTGCGGCACTTCTTGCGATAATGACTGCTCGTGCTTCTCAAGAAGTTCCTTTTCTACCTCTTGTACACTCTTAGGTTCTGTTGAGTCTAATACTCTTACTGCTTTAAATTCCATTTGATTTTATTTTAATTATTTGCAAATTTATAAAAAATTTTATTATGTAGTATTATCTTGGATTAAATTCTGCTAAATCAAATCCATCTAAGCTGTCTTCATTGCTTTCGAAGTCAAGTGGAGGTAGGTTATTCTTTCTCTGATTGATCAGTTTTGACTGCTGAGTGTTCTGAATACCTATACGCTTATTCTTCTCCTCCTCTCTTTTATTCTCTCTGCTTGTCAATAAACTCGACTGCATCTCGTGCATCTTTAGATTGTATTGGAACTCCTCTGCCATTAGCTTAGACTTAATCCCTGCTTCGAACTCCATCTTCTTCATTTGTCCCTCTATCTCTGCCTGGATAACCATTGTCTTTGACTGGGCTTCAAGCTGTATCTTCTGTACTGCCATCTCGGCTGCCATCTGTTGAGATTGCAATTGCTGCTGTGATTGCATCGCCTGCTTTTGCATCATCATCTGCTCCATTCTCTCGGCATTCTTAACTCGCTTTAGCTTCAGTAGCTGATTGGCTAGCTTGAGATTTTTAAGCTCTCTGATGTCAATAGCATCCTCAAGGTTAATATCACCTTTCGATAATGCCACTTGTATATTGGCTTCGAGTTGTGCTTTCTGCTCTTCGTCAGGAGTAACCTCAATAAATATACCAAAGTCATATAAGTACAAGTCCTTGATGTCATTTAGGATAGAGGTATTGTACCTGCCAATTCTCATGGCAAAGTCCTCTTTGAAGTCTGCATACTCTAAGATGTCAGACACCCTATATGTTATTGCCTCAGCTAGTCTCCTATATATAAATAAACCACTCTCAAGGATATGTCTTGTTGCTGTGTTTGAGTTAAGCGCTGCCATCTTCTGTAGACCAACCAAAGAGTTCGGGTCAGGCGTTGAGCCATCTCTGGCCTCATTAAGACCTGTTACAGTCCTAATCATGTCCATATAGTGTTGGTAGTTGGCGATGAGCATTTGCGTCTTTGCTGCTCCTGAGTTTGAGGTAAGCTGAGTGATTGGCACCCTAGCATTATTGAAGTCACCATCCTGAGTGAAGCTTCTACCAATAACACTACCTGTTTGGAAGTAGAGCCTTAGTGCATCCTCAGGATTATATGCGGCACCTGTACCTAGGTCAACTTCATTAAGACCGTCAGCGTCAATGAACACACCATCAGGTACAACCCTGTTGATGACCTGCTGTAGCTTTAAGTGGGTTATCTGAATCAAGTCAGCGAATGGTATCATCCTTCTAACTAACGACTCAATAACGCCCTTATACATCCTTGGAGCGCAGGCCACATACATTGGCATTGCGTGTTGTGTTGATGACTTTGGTCTGACCATATTCTCGGCCATCTCCCATTTAATCAAGTAGTTGGTACCCATTACCATAACACCTTCATACCATACGTCAATGGTCTTCTCTACCTTCTCGAAGTTACCCTCCTCCATCATCTCTACCGGAGGATTAAAGGTATCGTCTTTTGGTATCATCTTGACAGAACCGGTATCGGTTGTCTTTCTCTTGTAGACTACCTTTTTGGTTGTCTTATAGTTAAAATATAGCAGAGTGCAAGTGTCCCTACTAAACAAGCTATTCTCATAGAATCTTGCAACATTGTAGTAATCGTACCAAGATTGACTGTATTGTGAGATTTTTTGTAGGTCATCTTTCGTTAGTTTTGGATTGATTTTGTACAGCTCTGTAAGAGGCACGGTTTTAATCTCACCCCAATAGAAGCAGTCTTCAAAGAATGGGTCCTCCGTATAGCTATAGACCACATTAGCTGGGTCTACATATGAAACCCTTACCCCTTCACCTAGCAAGAACTCGTGCTTTGCTACTGCTATACCAAGTACAGTCATGTCATAGTCTAAGCGCTTTCTCGTGTCGTAGTAGTGGTTCTCGTCAAATATTGTGTTTATTGCTACCTCCTCTGCTATCTCAATTGCAGGCTTGTAATTTATTTGCATATACAATGACAGCTCCTCGTCATTCTCAGGTAGCGTGTTCGGGTCTGTAACAAATGGATTGGCACCTGTGAACTTTTGAATCGTCTCAAATATTGGCTTGCCAATCATCTGAGTCTCTATCATGTCCTGGTACTTATTGCGCTTTGCCAATGACATAGCATCCTGGGCGTATGCCTTTGGTTTGAATAGCCTGTCAGCCATTCCGTTTACTACGATGTCAACAAACTTTGGTATAACAGGAACAGGAGTCCAGTCGATATTCAAATAAGATAAATCACCATCAATTGCTAACTCGTTCTTGTACTTTGCTACTGACTGCTCACCCCTTGCGTAGAGCCTAAGCTTATGGAACTCTCTCCATCTACTATAGTACCTGCAAGACGTCCCATCCTTTCTAAACCATTCATATTGAATAGCTTGTCCTACTTGAAGCCCATAGCTCTCTGATGCTTTCTCTGCGTCAGTTGCCCATTGGCTAGGGAAGTCCGAGTACTGTATGTCTATGATTATATCTTTCATTTCATTATTTGACTTGTTAACCCATCGTTTGTATATCTAGCAAAGTTAATAATTATTTTTGATTCTTTCTTTTCTGGCATATAAAGGTGTTTCTGATTTGCCATAATTGCTAATCCTGAGCTGATTGCAGCGTCAAATTTAGTTCTGTCATTTATATCAAACTTTGCCCAATCTTCAAGTGTTCTTGTAAATGGCATATTGCCAATTACGTCAGGTTCTCTATATGCACCGGTATAATCAAATCCTATAAACTTCTCGATGTATGACTCGATTGCAGAAGCGTGAGACTGCTTGACATCCTCAGATGAGTTAGGTATACCACCTAGCTCTCGCTCTGTCTTTGTCAACTTGTTCAGCTGCTTGTCTGGTCTGTTCATACAAAATCCTCTGTATCCTCTATTTTTAAAATGGTACAATAACCTTGGTTTATTATTCTCTATAAGTATTGGCATTCCGTAGTAAACGCAAGCCATAAGTATCTCCTCAAAAAATATCTCTGCTGTTTGTGGTCTTGCTATATATTCCAAAAAGAACTCATTAACTGGAGCGTCATCCATATGGAACTTTGTCATCCCATGCAGAGATCCACTTGACCCTCTACCTCCCACAACTGCTGAGATGTCATATGGGTCACATCCAAACGACCCTAAATGCTCATTCCCTGGATGCTTGATTCCGTTTCTTGTATGCACATTATTCGCGTAATGCGCAGGAGGGAACCAGCTAATTAAAAATCTTCCATGTTTATTTGGAGTCCATACAACCTTTGTGTCTTTAATTCCGTCTTTCCAAGAAAACGACCCTCTTGTCAAATACTGCTCCTTAATTAACGAGTCATTGTAATCAATTTGCTGATATATCTTAGTCAGGTTAAATATCGCCTGCTTACTCTCATCTCTAAATGCATGGGACTCTGACCTTGGGTACTGACGATAGAACTCGTTCAGCGCATCGGCATCATTCTTTAGTGACGCTGCCTCATTCTCCCAGTAGTCAATCGCTCCATTTGATATCTTGCCACCATCTACTCCCTCTATTGGCTTCTCAGGCTTCCTGAACACAGGCATACCGTATTTATCAATAAAGCCCTCCATGTTCCACTCCATCGGGATAAACAAGGCATATAGCCCACTCTTTGTCTGACCATTGGCATTTCTGTTCTCTACATTTGAGTCATAGTACAAGGACTTGAAGTTGTCACCACCCTTGTTCAAGGCATTTGTGGTAGACCCCATCATACACTTGCCTATAATCTTGCTACCCAAACGCAAGCACGTTTTTGTTACACGCCAGTTATTCAGAATGTTATTTGGCTTTACCCACTTACCTGATTCGTCATGCGCTAAGAACAATAGCTTTTCACCGTCATAAGAGTTCTCCTCAGTATTCTTCCAGTCAATAGTAGTATCCAATCCGACTATGTCATTGTTGTTGACCTCGTGCATATTCTTCTTGGTAATCTTCGATGCTGGAACGCGGAACGCCAATTCTACCTTTGGTTTGTCCATACCATCCATTATTGGCTTGAAGAAGAACGGCAACTTATTGTTGATTGGGACCACCTTGTCAGTAAACATCTTCTTGGCATCGGCACCTGTCTTTGACAAGATACCTAAGCGAGCGTCCTTTGCTAGTGTTGCGAGATTTACACACTCGGAGGATGACATGAACGAGAAACCTGAGCGTCTTATCTTGAGGTATATCATCCCGAAGCATCTTGGGTCTGCTTTGCAGGCCTCCCAAAATAAGAAGAAGATTCTGTTTGCTTCTCGGAAGTCAGGATAACCAACGTCTATGCTTGACCATTGCAGGTACATATAATGAGACCCTGTGATATAGCAAGGAGTCCCATTATTCATAAACCAAAAACCTTGCTCACGATAATCGAACTCATCCTCTATATAG